TTATAAGAACAATGTTGCCAGCGAACTTGAAATGGCTCAGGCACGGCTTCAATTAGCACTGGAAAACGGGGATGCTGCTGGAGTTAGCAGAGCTACTGCGGATATTTCAAAGGCGACCCATGCTTTGAATGAAGCATCTAGAATAGCAAGTTTTCCTAAAGAAGAATACTCACCAGAGCATCTAAATCAGATTAGGGCAAGGGAATATGAAGATAGGTTATATAGCTGGCTTGAGAGTAATCCTGAAGTAGATAGAAACGCCCCCGAGTATGATGAGAAGCTAACGGCGTCAGTATTATCCTTTATTACCAAACTGGATCGTAAATACCAGACCGGAGGAAAGGAACATCTAATAGGTGGAAGCGGTTATTACGGCATGATAGATGAGTATATTGATAATCTAAAAGCACAGGATACGGCTAGTCTTCCTGCTAAACATTTTGGAGCAGTTCGAAGCCGCGCGCCACGAGAATCAATACCTGATCTAAAAACAAGGGAATTAAGCGATAGAGAGAAAAAGGCAGCTCTTGCTTTTGGTATGTCTTACGAGAGATATAGGGAGCTTCTAGATCAACGTAACAAAGAAATGAGGTCAAAAAATGGCAATTAAATATAAACAAGACAAAAATAATGAATTTCTATCTGTTGATAGAGATATCAGGGAGCATGAACTTGAAGGAAGTGATTTTGATTTAATGTTCACTGATTCAACCTGTCCTTTTAAAGCTTTAATTGATGAGATAAAACAACCAGGCGAGGAATATTACTTTGCCTTTAATAGCCCTGAGCGCATTAATAGGTTACTGGCAAAGAAGTGGTATATCGTATCTCCTGATAGGCTTAAAAACAAACGTACTTATAGAGGAAATTTAAGAGAGGAAAACGACTGCATTACTACTGGGGATACAATCCTTTTAGCACGTGATGAACGTTACGGGCTAAAAGAGCAGCAATATTATGAACAAAAGGCTATAAAAGTAATGCGAGATACTTTGCAAAAAGTACAGACCGATATCTACAATCCGGTCATGCCGTTTTCTGATAGAGCAATGTAGAAGAATATCATGTCATATTCTAAAATCATATTAAATAGCGATATTAAACTATCTTGGCCTTATCCCCGCACTGAAGGGGAGATTGCTAGTGACATTAATAATGTAATTTCTGAAAATGATGCATATACAATTACTTTGCCGCCTGCCAATACTGTAGAAACCGGTACTAGCCTATTGTTTAATAATGTCGGACAAAAAGACTTTACCCTCTTATATAATGACGGAACGCCGCTAACTAACGTAATTATTCCCGGGGAAGTAATACTGATATATCTAACTGAGAATCTAACCAGCACGGGAATATGGCAAGTAATACCTTTTGGAGGCGGTAGTAGCGGTATAGTAAGTTTTTCTACAGAAAGTCAGAATAACAGCTTGCAGATCACAAATTCAACTGTTACTCCACCAACAGGTAACATCATTTTTAAAATTGCCGATTCTTTGAATAATTTAAATAACCTGGCTACTCAGGTACAGAATGGGTTTTTAGTAATAACCGGTAATACTCCATTAAGTTTTGTAACTCGAAAGATAGGAGGTGGCACCAATATAAATGTACAAAGCGGTGATGGGGAAACAAATGATGTAATTATTAATTTAGCCGATTCTCTAGTAGGATTATCCAGTATTAATGTAGGTAATCTCTTAATCTCGGTAAATACCATTACTACGGCAAGCGGGAGTGAGGATATTAACCTCGCTACTGTAGATGATGGAGTAATCAATTTAAACAGTACTCAAATTGATAATATCGGTAATATGACAATACCGGGGAAGATTATAAATCCTGCTACTGCTAAAGCTTATTGTTTTTTTTACGATAATAATGCCGCAAGTAACAATATCCAGATAGAGAGCAGCTTTAATATAGCCTCGGTTAGCGGAGCGCAAGGGTCATATGTTATAACGTTTGCTACTCCTTTTCCTGATGGTAATTATTTAGTATTACCGGCATTAGCACGCGGAACGGAGGTCATAGCGCCGTTTCAGGTGTTCTTTAGGTCTAGATCGGCTACTGAATTTATTATTTTTACAACCGACACACTCGGTAATTTACTTCCTGTACTTGATGGCGTATCTGTTGTGGTATTTGGTAGTTAATTTTTAAAGAATTTAATCGAGAGAATATGTTATGTATGAATATCAAATAGAAGAAATATGCGCGCTATCAGCAAATAAATATTCTGTTGAAATATCTTTGGATGAAGATGGGTTATATAGTCTTATTATTGTGTTTGATTTCCCAAATGATTTTTTTGACGATTGTATTACAGGATATGCAACCAGTAGTCTAAAAAAGATGTTAGCCGATGACGATGATTTGTATTTAATACGAATAACTAGAATAGCTTTAGGTAATGAAAAAGTAAAAAATGATCTAAGAAAAGGAAAGAAAGCTATATTTAAAATTAATTATAAAAAATGGGTAAAAATATTTAATCAAATCCAACAAGAACAACTAGAATTAAAAAAGACAAAGTTGGAGTTTATTTTAGCTCAAGGGATTGAAGATATCTAAACAACCCTAAATTAGTAGTACGATTTGCAAAAGTAGCAGTATTTTTGCTATAATACAATTAGGTAAAAAAAGTCATAACCGGGCTTAAAAAGTTTTCGTCATTGCTAGACGTTAAAAGGCGTAGTTTGTAGCTAAATCTTTTTCTAAAAAAGCTACCTCTGTCATCGCAAGACACAAAAAGGCTAGTTTTGAAACTTATCTATAACAAAGTTTATCGTCATAACTAGACGTTAAAAGGTCTCCTGAGCTTGAATTAGCTTATCTTTTTTTAAATTTAAAATATTTACGTTTTTTAATAATTAACAATATATGAGGAAATTATGTCTAACGGCATTAATAGACCTTATGGTTTGGAAGTAGTTCAGTCTCAAATAGGAAACGGCGGAACACAAAAACTAGGTCAATACTTTATTTACGCATCCGCTGACGGCTTAACCACGCAGCCAAACAGTATTTTTCAAGGTGATCCCATTAAATTTGTAAGTAACCCTGGTCTTGCCGTCATGGCAGGAACAATAGCACCACAAAAATTATCAGCTCCAACAAACGGAACACAGGTACAAGCTGTTGCAACAGCAGACGCAGACGCTTTCCTTGGGGTGTTCATAAGCTGCGCTTATACTGATGCAAATACCGGTATACTTGTAGAGTCTGATTACTGGCCAGGCGGTAGAGCGGTAAAAGCCGGCACACCTATTATTGCATATGTCAATGATGATCCAATGGCAGTATTTAGAGTGCAGGTATCAAGTTCTGTAGCAGCTGCAACAGGAATTACTTTTTTAGCAACCGGGCTTGGTCTTAATGCCAGTTTATCAGTGGCAGGAATAACCTTCACGGATGCTACTGCTATCGCAGGTGGTCAAAACCCCCGCAGCGGCAGTAATATATACGGCTCTGTTTACTATCTCGATGGCTCAACTTACTCAGCTACTACAGCTACCTTAGACGTAAAAATTATTGGAATTGATCCAGTAATTACCGGTAACGCAAATCCTACAGGATTAGTACCGGGAGTAAATATGCCGTTTACTAACCTACTAGTTAAGTTTAACAAGCATATGTACGGATCAAGCGGCGTAGCAGGTCCAACAGCTGGAGCATAGGAGTATAAGGTTATGTCTATAATAACAAGCGGCAATATGCCGTCTCTTTTAAAGGAAGGATTATACCTACCGAAAGAGAAGAAAAAAACACCTGTTAAGGCAGGGTCAGTAAAGAAAACTAAAACTAAAAACAAAGGTAATTAATATGTCTATTATAACAACCGGTGATATTCCAAGTCTGCTTTGGCCAGGTCTTTATGAGGTAAAATCTCAGTATGATCGGTTTAAGGGGGAATATACCAAAATCTATGAACAGGCTAATTCTGTCAAACATACTGAAAGGTTGGTTGATATTAGAGGAACAGGTTACGCTCTTGAGAAAACCCAAGGTGCTCCTATTAAAATGGATAGCATGGCTGAGCGGTTTATTTATGAATTTGTCCATCGGGAATTTGCTCTCGGTTTTCAGATTACTAATATTGCCATGGAAGATGATCTTTATGCCGATCAGTTCTTTAATGGTACTAAATCGCTTACTACTTCCTATGAACAAACCAGAGAAGTAGTAGCTATGAATCCTTTTAACCAGGCATTTAACGCAGCAGCAACTCTAGCTAACGGACAACCTCTCTGCTCTGGTTCTCAGCCTTACGACGGGGGTGTTTATTCCAACAGAGTTGGGGCATATAACGGCGTTAATATTAATGTCGACTTTAGCGAGGCAGGCGTTGAGCAGGCAGTAATACTAGCGGGTAAAATGAAAGATCAAGCAGGACTGCTAATTAATGCTCAAATTGAGAGATTGCTACTTCCACAAGATTTAATGTTCTCAGGTTGCAGGTTACTTGAATCTGTATTTAGAACAGGAACGGCTAATAACGATATAAACGCACTTTATAACATGAAGGCTATTCCGCAAGGTTATGAAGTAAGCCATTTCTTAACAAGTCCTAGCAACTGGTTTGGATTAACTAATGTTAAGGGAAGTCGTAAGCATTTCGTAAGACGTCCGCTTAAAGTAAACGTTACAACCGATCCTGTAACTGAAACCATGTCAGTGCTTGCATCTGGTCGTTATTCTTTTGGTATGTTTACTCCTCTTGGAGTAATTGGCGCACAAGGTTCTACAGCTTAAACCTACAGGGATAAGTTTTAAAAATCTGTTAAAAAAAGAGGCACTAACTAAAAAATAACTAGCTAGTGCTTCATACAATATAAATAAAAGGATAAATTATGTCTCAATTTTATGAATATAATTGGCCTGCTCCCATAGCAAACGGAATATCGCTTTTTCAAACTACAACTGCAAATATTCCGCTGCTGTTAAATGGTTCTTATGTTAACAAAACCACAAGAATAGTTAATTTTATTGATTTCGGTATTGTTCCAAGAATTACTCTTAATTCCGCAGCAGATTTACGAGCAATTAATTTTCTTATTACCGGTTACCAGAATGGGGTTTTTATTAGTGAAACCTTAACTGGACCAAATAACACAACAGTTACAAGTGTCAACTGCTTTGATAGTGTGGTGCAGATAATTCCAACCGGTACTACAGGCTCTACCCTTCAAGTCGGCGTTGCTTCTGTTGGGTATTTTCCAATGATTCTATTAAATACCGCTAAGACCAATACTTCTTCTATAAGCTATGCCTTAAATATCGTAGCAGCAACAGCTAACCCTGCTACTTATCAGGTATTTTTATCGCTAAAGAATAATTTAGGCATAGGCAAATATGATGATTTAACGTCCTTACCTAACGGTAATTTTGTTGCTTCTGCCGCTGCTGCTACTGCGTCTGCATTAATACAGTATAATTCTTTAGCTTCCAATTTACTCATTAAAATTGGCACTAATAATAATGGCTCGGTTCTTAAAGCTCAATTCCTGCAATTGTAATTAAAAAGGAAGATAAAATGCCGGCAACTAGTGGAAGTTATAGTTTTAATAGCATAAAAGGAGAGCTGATTATCAGAAAGGCTTATGAGTTAATCGGCATGCCTCTTAGCATGGTCACTGCCGAGCAAT